AAACATTGTTGTTTAGTTCTGCCATGGTTTTTAATAATATTGCAACAACTTCAAAAGCTCTTGGACTATCAGATTGTGTTGCAACTTTAAGGGCACTCTCTAAAGCAACGTTTCCCGTACCAATCAAATCTTTTATATTTGATTGTACCAATTCATAGTCTTTTTGAAAATTTGCGGAATCAAATGTTCCACCATGCAAATTTTGTTTTGGCTCCGGTGCTTCATTTAATGGCACAGAAAACAACTTGGCTAAATTTTTATTTACATTCATGTGTTAATCAAAATCAATAATATTATTTGGGCTACTATCAATTGTGGTAGCTCCTGCAACAGCTCCGTAAATATACGATTTGGCTATAAAATTAAAAGTAGATATATGAATTCTTCTACTATTTAAATCTCCCTCGTATCTGTCAGTAAGATTGTTTGATGTCATAATAATAGGAACATTTACTTGCTGACCTCCTTCATTCAACTGCATTGATATGATATGATCTGGAACAAAATAAGGCATTATCTGCTCAACTATTTGCATCATATCATCAACATGTCTTGTATAAGCAAAAAGATTAAAACTTATATTTACAGGTATTTCATTAGCAATCTGCTGTCCTGTATTTTGACATACTCCTTGATTTGAAGACAGATCAAGTTTGCTTGCAAATCTTGTCCTTCTTCTTGAAGGATCTGGAGAAATAGAATTCATTATAAAACTAATTCTCGGCAATTGATTTTCAATTCTAGTTCCTTCGGTAATAGAAGAAGGATTTAACAATCTTTGTATGAATTTTTCTTGCGATGAATATGTTACGGGAACACGCAATGTTGTATTGGGTCCGCTTTCATTGTCATGAGAAACATATATGTTGCTAAAAAGAGTACCAAATCCAACAATTAATCTCCGCAAGCTTTTATTGTAATAATATCCAAACATTAGTTTCCTCCTGCGCAGTCATCTGCTGGGTCGTTTGCATCAAAGTCATATAAGAAAGCCTCGTCATCAAGTATCTTGTTAATACCAGCTTTAGTGCCAAGATTATTGTTTAGCGGATCAAATGTAACTCCAGCAGTGGCTCCTGTACTTGTATAAGGTTTATTAATATCTGGATTGAAGGTATTGATCTTCTCGTAACTGTACGTAAAGAGTTCTGCAGTTATCTGGTATGAATAAAGTTTGCCTAAAGGATATAGAGGATTTTCATGCTCTACAAAGTTTATTTCAAAAAGAGATTTTGAAAGAGGAAAGTAAATTAAATCGCCTTCTCTTGGTCTAGTAATGCTAGAATTAATATCTGTAACTTGTTCTTTGAACCTTTTTCTGGCCATCAACAGATTTATTTTATCTTTAATTTCGATTCCAAACTGTGTTATTACATCCGTACCTTCAAATCCTTTATAGGACATTATATACATTTCAATTGTATAAGTTTGGTCAAACGATGTTGCTGGATCTTCACCAAAAAGACGGTCTATGTTAAAATAGTTTCTAGGAACATAAATGCAGTCTTGACCAACTGTTTGGATAATTTCAACAGTAACATCTTCCAGCAATTTTTGTTCTGCTTGGAAAGATGATAAGTTAATATATGGATTTGTTGCCATTGTTATCCTATCATTGGGTCTACTGGCAACTCATAGTTCTTCATCAGTTGCGATTCAATCTCAGCTATTTCTCTTGCTGCTTCTTGCATTATTGCGGGAGCGTTTAATGAGGCTCCACCGGGAAGCGGAACTCCGGTAAACTTCATCAAATTTTGCGCCCATTGTTTCTTTAATACTGCAGCAAAGTATTTTTTAAATATTCTATCTTGCCAAATTTTTGGATATTCATCTTCGCTTATTTTTACATATGCTTCTACCATCAAATAACGAGATGTGTCTAGCTTAGTGTGATCCGTATCTAAAAACAAACGATCTGTAGTCTTTGTGTATGTGTAAGAAAGAGGATAGTTAAAAATATCATTTACCAACTTAAGATATGACATACCTTCCATGTAAGCAGCCATGGGTCCATTGGAATAACCTGATTGATTAAAGTAAAGACCAAAGAAATCAAATAAAGTCATCTGATAGCGGAGATCGAACATATAATCACCAACTTTATAGCTCGGTGCATAAACTTTAGAAATGGTTAAGATATCTGTAGCATTTGGCCAATATCCTGTGGTGCCATCTGGTGCAGTTCTTATTTGGGCACCCAATGCTGGACCAAATTGAGTAGTATCAAAATATTTTCTATTTACATCTTGTGATTGAACTTGATAAACGTATATTGCTCTTTGATTAAAATCAAAGTGCCTTTCCTGCATGTAAATTAAAGCCTCGTCCAAACGATCCTCTATTTGTTGTGGATCTACGTTTACTTGGACTACTGGTGCCCCCAAGGTGCGAAGGGTGTAATCTATGAATTCTTGTCGGGTGGTTATGGCCATCTTAGAAATATTTATGAATTATCTATTATTTTGTTTAAATCATTCACAAATTTTTCTTTTTGTTCGTTTCCGCCTATTGTGACATTTATAAATTGTAATTTTTCTGGATCAAAGTTTTCTATCTGTTCTTTTCTAAACCGGGTTTCTATCGTGTATGCATTTGGGTCATAATTTGAAAATCCGGGCATCTTTACTGGACAGCTTAAAGTCGGATAGTCAAGCTTTGAATAATCATCAGAGTTTTTTATGAGCCAAGTATGTTTTTTATCTCCGCAACCACATTTACCACAGTAATGATTTCCCGGAGTAGAGCTATTTCTTAAAAACGGACATGGTTTAATATCTTCATAACCAAAACAAGACAAAGCTCTTAATTGTTTTGTGGGTATATCAGTTTTTGTATTGTTTATTCCGCGTGATGCCAAAGATGCAGCAAACATCATCATTTTTTTAAACATAGGTCAAATGTATTATAGTGTGGTGTAAATTATAGAAATTCCGGCAGGAACAGCATATGTTTCTAAAAAAGTTTTATATAACATTAATGTATCATAGTAAGACGAATTTATTTTTATATTCATAACTGCAGACGTAGAGGTGCTTACTAAAACAGAATCCCAAGGTATTCCCAACAAATTGCAAATTAAATACTTTATAGCTCCGGGAGTTCCTTTTACATTAAAGTAATTTGCATCGGCATTAATTGAAAATTTCTTAACATTTGGTATTAATGATACAAAATTTTCTTGGCTAAAATTTGCTCCGGGAAAATAAAAATCAAGATAAGCTTCTAAAAAAATTTCGTTGGCTAAAGGTATGGTTCTTAATTTTTCCCAATCTAACTGAGCACCATAACCATATTCCAAAGAAAGCAGCCACCGCATATAGTTTTTAATAATTTTTGTAACAAGTACATCAGAGCTTTCTTCGGCTGCTTTTACAATCCAAGATGGAAATAAAGATTCGATTGTAAGTTTATCTGCAAGCCATTTTTGATTTTCAATGTCATAATAATCAGAATTATATAATGTCTTGGCTCTTGAAATTAGAGCATTTATTTTTCCATCTACTGAAGCTGGTTGTGTACTAAAAAAGATTATCATTGTTGGTAAATAACTGTTATACCGGCTGGTGTTAAATCTGAAAGATATGTAAGCAAACTGGAGATATCGGTTGGAGAAAGACCAGAAACATAAACTTTAACTTCTCCCGGATACGATCCATTTGATACAGTTATTAATGATTCCGTGGTTGTTCCGTATATTCCAGAGCTCATTATTGCATTTTTGTAATCATTTAAAGTGACACAACGTTCTTGTCCGGTTGCTTTAAATAATAATTTTGCTCTTGCTTCTGCGACTGAAATTTGATCATAACCACCGCTGGGAAGAGCAAATGTTCCAAAAGTTACATCACTTCTTGAAGTGATACTTGCATTATTTGCTACGCTTCCATTTGAAAGAATTGCCTGTATTAAAATATTACTATTTGTAGTGACTTCTCTTGATGAAGCAAAATTATTTGTTACCATATACCCTTGTGGGGAATTCATAACAGTAAAATGCGTATTATTTCCAGTTGTTGTTGTGCTGGACTTATCTACCCGTGTCCACTTTATAACATTGTTGCTACCAATCTGGGTCTCGTACATATTGATTGTAGCCGGATCTATATTAAATGGAAGAATACAACTTTGGTTATCAAAGTTATAATTTGTAAAACTGACTACTTCAGTTCCAGAATATAATGTTATACTTTTTGATGTATTTGGTAAAACTTGTTCAGTATTAAAGAAAAACACATCAGCACCATTTGTTGCTCTGGCCTTGAATGTTGTGTAATCTTCAAGCGTAACACCAGCAATAGTTACGGTTCTTTGAGCTTTTGCTGATTGTATTGGAGCAACTAAAACAGAAGAGTTAGAAGCTATTCCTAAAATAGACTCCATAACATTTGCGGTAGTTGCAAAGCTGTTAACAAATCCAAATTGTGCATATATACCGTTGTATGCCGTTACCGTGGACAAAATATTTAAAAGAAGATTTACTGAACTAGCTTCATTTCTAAAATCCAAGTCTTTTAAATCACTTTGTTGTTCTAAAAATGATATAAGTGAAGATTTAATATCATCAAAGTCCAAAGAAGCTACGTTTAAATTTGTTAGTTGATATGTCATGCTAATTCTACCTCAACAAAGCACGAAGCATTGTTTTGTGTTTTGATTCCATCATATATGCTAAAGTTAATTTGAAATGAAAGTTCTTCATTTTCCTGTGACAAAAGCTCAACCTTTACATCACTTATTTGTGGTACAGCAGCCTGAATATATGCTGCCAAGTTTAATTCTAAAAGACCGGGATCGTTTGTTCCAAAAATATAACTAAAGTAATCTGAACCCATGCTCATATCAGAAATGAGCTCTCCTTTTTGGGTCTTCATTATATGTTCAATGTATTGAGAAATAGCATTAAACCCTGTCACAATACCAATGTCTTTTTTGGTCTGTGCAGTTTCTACTTTTTCTAATAAAATTGAAAAATCTCGTATAGCCATCTAGTTATTTAGTTTAGGTATAATCGGCTGCGTATGTTCCGCCAGCTTGGATTGAAGTTAGGTTTTCTGGTATTCTGGTTACAGAAAGAGCAGTTTCGTGAGCTTGCGTAGTAACAACATGTTTTATTCCAACAATATAATAATAATTATTTAATGGCGATGATGTGCTTGAATATGGGTATCCGCTAGCTGCATTAACATTAATATATACGACTTGACCCAATTTTAATTTAAAATCACCAGCAACAGTAAAATCTGCTTTTTGGCCATATTTTAAAGCATCTAAAAATTCAACTCTTTTAATTGGAGTAATTTTTGGAGTGTTCCAGAATGTAGCCACATTCTGTCTTAGCTTTAAATAATTTACAAAGTTTGGACCTATGTCGGGACAGGTGCAACTCAATGATGCCTCTGGAGTACCCCATAAGCATCCAAGCCAGCTTTGAGATAATGTAGTTGTTATTTGATCACATTCTACAGAAGGCTTATCCAAGTAAAGATCTACTGGAGTAAAAGTATTTGTTAAATTTGGATTAGGTAATGTAGATCCTGTCCACAAAGTATAATTATATTTTTTACCACCGGATGTTCCAGCACCACCGGATGTTCCAGCACCACCAGATGCGCCAGATGCGCCAGATGCGCCAGATGCGCCTTCTATAAATCCAAGATATTCTGCAATATCTTTTATTCCACTAAATCTATCAAAGCATTGGTCTAAGGTGTCCGGAATTCCCGTGACACCTCTTGTTATTGAAGAATTGGCACAAATATAGGTATCTCTGGAATTTAAACCATATAATGCTTCTTGGCTATAATTTGTACCGTATGTTTTAATTTGTCTGGTTGTCATTTTATAGCTCCTTTATCCCGCATTACCACCAGTATTACCGCCCCCACCACCTCCAGTTGTTGTAGACACACAGCAACCATCAAAAGCATTTTCCGCTGTAAAGTAATATACAACATTATTGCTTTCAATATATTTGCATAATTTAACTATATGAAATATATCCTCGCCACTTGGAACCGGATTTTCTTTTGCACCAATTGGACGGAATTGAAATCCTTCTGGAACACATTCAGTAACATAACCAGTTGGTATGTAACCTGCGGTGATACCTCTTTCATTTAAATTTATGGCCCAAGTATCATCCTGTGTTCCTGAAGATTGAA